GAACACATAACATAAAAATTTCCTGTTTGCCTTCTGCGTGTCTTTCAATTAAGTTAAAAAAATTAGCTTTTAATTGTGCCTGAAAATCTTGTTTTTCTTTTGCCCATTTTTGATTATACATATTTTTCAAATCATCAAAACTAGGTATTTCTTTCTGGGTATATTCGGAGTATCCCTCGTCTTTTGAACTTAGTAGTGGTCTCTGAAATTCAGCCATATTTTATTTATATTTAAATAATAAAAATAAAATACTAACGAATTATGATGGTTTATATAAAAGATATAAATATTGATGCTGATACTGAACTGTAATCATATCAATCTTTCCTTTTAAAATAAAACCTACATTTTTGGCTAATCCTAATATATGTTTTTGAGTTTCCATATATAATTTATGACTATTTTGACGTATATTTTTGGATTTATCATCCTTAAATATTTCATTAAATTCTGCTAAATTATTTTTCTTGTCCAAATCAAAGTTGGCTTTATACTGAAAATCTTTAAATTTAACTAACGAACTAGTTATTCTTTTCTTGGCATATTTTTGAGCACTTACTAAATGTAAAGGGTCTGCTACATTCAATATAGGGTCAAATTTATCTCTATTTACTAAATGTATAATTAAGTAACCACCAGGCATTAACCAATTATAACAATTCTTAAAAAAAGTGTTTTTGTCTTTAATATAATACAATGTAAAATAAAAACATGTTATTGTGGAAAAACTTTGTTCAGGATATAACATTGATTGTAATACATCTCCTTTTTTAAATGTTAAATTTGGAAATTTATTTTTAGAATGTTTTATCATTTCTTCTGATTTATCAACACCTTCTGCTTTAAATCCAGACTTATTTAATAGATTTACATGTTGTCCTGATCCAGAACCAATATCTAATACTCTATTTACAGAATTTACTTTTATTAATCTTTTAATTTCACCCACTTCAAAATCATTTTTTACTTTATCTAAAGTTAAATCATCATAAATATCAGTATAAAATTCATCATATATTTCATTTCCTCTTTTTAATATAAATTTTTCTTTTTGTGTAAATCCTTCTTTATAAATCATATCTTTATTTACAATCATTAAAACAATTAAAATTATTCCTGTTATTAAAGCTATTTTTGACCAACCTTTTATTTTTAATATTTTTTTTAAACTTTTTTTAAAAAAACTGATTAATTTTTTGATTAAATTTTTTACATTTTTAACAACATTTAAGTTTTTTTTCATAACTTATATGTATTATAGTTATTTTTTTTATATAAAATTTTATATAAAATGAATGATAAAGATATTACTGATAAAAGAAACATAAAAGAATTTAAGGGTATTACATTTTCAAAATTTAAAAAAAGTGATGCAAAAAAAGAATTACTAAATAATTTAAGTAATGGTAAAATAGAACCCGCATGTTATTGGAGTGGTGAATTTATATGTGCTGGCCACTTTGCTGATTTATGGGAAATTTTATTACTATTTAGCAGTAAAAATATACATTTAGGAAATCCAAAATTACCAATTTACTTAGAATTAAGAATAGAAAATTTTAAACAAATTCTTAATAATGGATATATAGAAAATATACTTAAAATGAGGAATAATGATAAAATAAGAAGATTGTTTGCGGAAGTTGTTTGTGTTTTATGTTTATCAAAAAAAAAACATTCATTTGATAATATTAAAGTTAGTAAAGATGATTTTAATATTACAATGATTTCGCATAAAATGAAAGCAAATAACACTTCTTATGCTCAAAAGATTTTTAAAAAAGAAGACCCTACTGAGTTATTTATTGCTGTGAATGAATTTTCATGGAATATTATAAAAAATCAAAAAAATGGTTCTTTAGCATGTTATTGGTTCGAATGGATTTTAGGTTTTGAAGATATTTATAAAAAAGAACATAAATCTTTTTTAGCTGGAAGAAGAAGTAATATCCCTGTTGATAGTAGTAATCAAAAAGATATTATTTGGATTATTTGGGAATGTTTATTATTAGAAGCTAATAATAGAAATAAAGGATTACATAAAATTATTAAATCACTATTGAGTGTTTTTTGTTTAAGATATAAACCTGGAGTTAGAAAAAGAAGAAAATATATTATATATTTTGCTATTAATTTATTGACCGAACCTTTAGACAATAAAATACCAATTATAAAAGATGAAAAACAAATTCAAAATATAACATCAAAAATAAATATTATTTACAAACAAATAAAAAAAAATGAAATAAAACCAGCTACTGATTATTTATTTAATAATAGTATGACAAATAATAATTTAGAAAAAACAATTAGTAAATTAGAAAAAATGAATGCGCTTAGTGGAATGGTTCCCAGAAATTAGATAATAAATAGACATTGTTCACCAGTACAGATTATCCTTTTTAAATTTTTTTCTATACATTAATTATAATATAATATGTCTAGAGTAAGAAAACAAAACGCTTTGTATGGTTACGCACCCAATGCCGACCCAACTACTACAGTAACTATAACCGCTGCTGACGGTAGAACAACAAAAGTTTCCACTGGTGCTACAACTGGATGGGGTGGAAATATGAAAGGAGGTTTATTTCCCACTGTTGGAGTGTCATATCACTTCAATCTTATGAAAGCAGCATGCTGCAGAAATGGAGGTGGAAAAGCCCCTATGGTCAACATCCGTGATGAAGATGATGCTGATGATATTATCGGAAACTAATTTTAATTTAATTAAATATTTAATTTAATATTTAAATATTTAGCAAAACTTATGCGTAACTTTTTTTTCTCAGTAAATTACATAATGGCACGTAAGTCCAGATCACGCACCGCACGCCGCACCTTAAAGGGCGGAAAACGCAGAAAAGCAAGAAGAAGTACACGCAAGCGCAGAAATACACGCAAGCGCAGAAAGAGCCGCACTCACAGAAAGAGACGCTAATTCATAAATAATAATATTTTATTTTAATTATTATTTATAATTCACCTACAATATACCTAATTAATAAATACAATATTCCTCCCCACGTCGAATCAATCAATCCTATTTTCAAATCATATTTATTTAATAATGTATAATTTGTAAAATCATAAACTGCATATGTTGAAAATCCTAGTAAAAAACTATCTAATAAATTTAAATTTTTTTCAATTACAAAATAATATATTTGAAATATTAATATTAAATATGCTAAAATAAATCCCAAAACTTTTGTTTTTGTTGATTCTCCTTGTATTTTATTTAACATCTTCAAAAATATACTTCCAAATCCTAACAATTTTAAAAATATGAAATCTAATAATAAAACTAATAAACCTACTAATAATAACTTTTTATAATTCATATATAAATAATAAATATATTAAATTGTATCAAATCTAGGTCTATTTGGCATAAATTTTATTATTTTATTTTCTTTTTTTGATTCTTCTGTAACTTTTTCTACTAATCTTCTACTTTCCTTTTTTATTCTTTTTCTTAATATTTTCAACATAAATCTACTTATTGTATTATTTATTGTTTGAAAAATTTTAATTATTCCACCTGTTACTCCTATCATTTCTATTAATGTAAATTTATCTGTTGTTTTATACAACCACCAATCACTTAATCCAGCAACCAATAATGTATTTGTAATTATTAATAACCATTCTAATATTGATTGGAATTTATTTTTTAATTTTTCATCTACATCATAATTTGGCAATTTTTTTTCATCAATAAATAAATCCTCATAATATAATGGACGTGATGCTGTATAATAAACTATTTTTGGAAAATTCCAAAATAATATAAATGTTGAAAATCCTACTACTATTGGAAAGTAATAAAAATTAAATATTTCAGGACTAATAGCTGCCACTGGACTTAAAATAAAAGGTAAAAAATAACGCTTACATTTTATATTTTTACAACTTGTTTTTGAACATTCAATATCTAAACACATTAAACACATTTTTATTTACTTATAAAGTCATCTTAATTTTTAAATCAGTTATATAATGTCTAAAATAATTTAATATTTATAAAATGTATAATGACTTCACCATCTATTATGAAAACAGTTACTCCTATTAAATCATCACCATTTGCTGATACTAATTCTATAAGTGAAAATACATTTAAACCTCCAACTACTTTGAGTTTTAAACATATTTTAATTTACACATTTATAATTTTATCTATTTTACTTTTAATTTACAATTCATATTTATACTTTACTGAAAAAACAGATATTTTAGCGAAACATTTCGGTATTAATATTTCACAGTATTTTCAAAATACTAAAGTTGGCGTTAATAGATTTCTTCAGGGAACTAAGGATACTATTGATATTTCTAAAAAAAATATTGACTTAAGTAAGGGCAATAAAGTTCATAATATAAATCAAAAATCTCCTATTGAAAATAAAAATTTAAGCAAAACTCAAAAAAAAGAAGATTTAAACAAAATAGATACAGAAAGTTCTTATAATAGTTCATTGAAAAAATCTAAAAAATCTGGTGGTTTTTGTTATATTGGAACTGATAAAAGACATAGACATTGTGTCGAAATGACTCCTGGTGATGTTTGTGCTTCAAATAAAATATATCCTACAAGAGATATTTGTATTAATCCTAATTTAAGAACATAATCTATAATCAACTTGTTAATATTTAAATTATTTTATTTTATTTTATTAAAACAATTTAAATATACAATATCAAAATATCTCATAATGACTTATCGTGTTTCTGCTGTTTTTACTCTTAAGGATACAGAGTCTAAAGATAAATTTGTTAATTTTTGTAATAGTGATAAAGGTCTTAGTGTCACTCGTTCTTGGAAAGGATGTAAGTCCTTAGATATGTATGAATCTAGAGAAAATCCAAATAAGCTAATTATTTGGCAAGAATGGGAAAGTAAAGAAGACCAAGAAAGTTATATTAAACATCGCCATGATGACGGCAGTTTTGATTTTTTAGGAGAATTAGTCGCATGTCCTCCTGAGATTACACCTATTCGTAGTATGATTATGAAAACAGACGAAGAAAAGATTAGAGATATTATCACTGATATGTGTGATAAAGACCATACTTTAAGTACGAAACATATGGCAGATGATTGTGTTTTTATTCGTCCAACTGGTAATCCATTAAATAAAGAACAATGGAATGAAATGATGAATAATCCAAATGTCAGTGTAGAGGAAAGTCATCTTGTCTCCATTAATAAACTTCACATACGCAAAGATATGGCATTTGTATGTTACACCGCACATAATAAATTTAATTATATGGGTAAGCAAAATGATGATATTGCTGTATTTACATCTGTTCTACACAGAGTTGGAGGTGTTTGGATAGTTGTTCACGGACAGCGCTCAACTGGACGCAGCCCTAGTGATGAACCTCCTAAGTTTTAAATAAAAATTTAGAATTTAATTTATAATTAATTAGTAATTTTTTATAAATTAACTTTGTTTAAAAAACCATCTTAGAGAAAAATAAGGTGGGAATATTTTTAAACTATCATCAGCAGTTAAATTTGGTCCAGCAGAAACTAAATTTTCGATTTCATTTCCTGTTAATGCTTTATCAAAATATCTTAGAGCTGATAAATTTCCTGAAAATCCATTATTTCTTGATACATATATGTTTCCATAATTTTGTTTTGGCACTGCTTTAAACACATGTCTATTTTTAATTGAACCATTCATATATGTATCCATATGTTTACCCTTGCATCTTAATACAACATTTACCCATTTATTAAGTGGAATACTTGGAATTGTTACTTTTTCTATTACATTAGCATAGGTATTCATAAATACAATTAAGTCATTTGAACCTCCATCTAAATACACTCCTGGTCCATTATTTGGAAATGATAATCCATCCAATTTCTGTGCATCAAACTCTAGTTTTCCTGATACATTTCCTCCAGAACCTTTATTGAATATATGTTTCAATCTACTTGATGTAGATGTATCACCTGGTGTTCTTTGTGTATCCCAAGTTGTATCTTTAATAAATAGCCATACTGACCATGTAAATTCTATTCCGTCTCTTTCATTTACTGACCTTAATATAGGAACAGAATTGGCATCTGCTGGATTTTGAGGCACCTCCTTAAATCTTTGCGCATCTCTTAATCCATTTACTATTATTGGATTTTTTGATGGTGATAAAAACCATGTCATTAAACGAGAACCCAATCTAATTGCTATTATAAATAATATTACTATCAAAAATAAAAAACATACTTTTGCCACTAGTGAATTGGAATATAAAAAATCTGTTGTTCCGCTCACTAATTTATTATTCCTAAATTTTGAAACTACTGAAGAGGCACTATTTTCAGCATTAGCTATACCTTCTCCAATTTTACTAAATGGATTATTATAATTTTCTTGAAAACCTGAATAAGACATCTATATATACTATTAAAGATTTTTAGATTTTAAAACTTATTGATTATGTACCAATAACTTTTTATTTATAGTGAAAAACTTGATACTTCTTCATTGTCCTTCAAAAATGATAATTTCAACTTATAAGCATTTATTAATCCAGCTAAGAAATTTCCTCCTGGACCTTCTCTGTAAATCTCATAAGCTTCTCTTGGATTTATTGTTCTTGATATATATCTAAATTTTGATATTTCTCCCTCAAAACCTGCCTCATCACTTCCAGCCTTTTTTGGACAAACATCTATTGGCACCTTCTCGATATTTGTCATAAATGGAGGTCTATCCAAAATTCCTGTTTTTACTAATTTTCCATCTATGTATATATCAATTGCTCTGTTATTTGTTGAAACCATAATATGGCACCATCTTTGAATTGGAATATTTTCTATTGACATTGTAGTTGAATTTACCATAGCATTATCATCTGACCCTGGCGAACCTGTTCCTATTACTACATCTAATCTATTTGTAGAACCCCCTAAAGAAACATTTACGTAATCTTTCTTTTCTCCTCCTGTTTCTGTTCTAGTTCTTTTAAATATCACTTTTTGATCTCCATATCTATATTGCCAATCCTTAATATAAATCCATACCGAGTATGTAAAATCTACTGAATTTTTATTTCCAGGAATCTTAGATGCTGCTATTTGTGTCGAGTTTCTAGCATTTCCTCCACTGTATAAAACATTTGATGTTGAATCTAAAAATACGTAGGTATATACCACATAAATTACTACTATTACTATTGCCCACAATAATATTTTTTGCAAATTTAACATAATATAATATACTATTAGAAATTATCTAAATATCTAATTACCTAAACTATTGGAGGATTCTTATTTTTTAAAAATTTATAATTTAAATCTATTCTTTCTTTTGATATCGAATTTGGAAACATTACTACATTACATACTCCCCCTCCTACATTTCCTCCTCCTACCACTAATTCACTAGGTCTCATATCTCGTGGCACTACACCATTCATTGTTGATACAAACTTTGAATCTATAAAAATATCTAACACACCACTATCATAATTTATTACTATGTTAAACCATTTTTGTAATGGTAAAGCATCATATATAAACTCTCTATCATCATAATCACCACTTGTCATTATTACTTTTAATTTATTACTAAATGAATTATATAATATTTTTGGTCTATTGTTATAGTTTAGTATTTGTTTATATTCATTTTTAAACCCTTTATTCGCTCTTATAAAAAACCAACCACTTAAAGCATAATTATAATTATATTTTGTATATTTATCTGTTAATTCCCTTGACACCTCGTATAATCTTGTTTCTTTTCTTAAACATATTGGTTTTCTTAATAAAACTCCCGCTTTATCACTTTCCTCTTTTTTTAACTCTTTTATTCTTATCAATTCACCTTTCTTCATTTCTATTTGATTTTCTATTCCTCTTACTTTTGATGTCTTTTCTTGAACCAATCTTATAGCATTGTCTAATCTATTTGATGATTTTAACTTTTCACTTTCCCGTTTCTCTTTTTCCTCCTTTAACTCTATTTTATTTATCACTTCATCTACTTTAAAATCCAAATTTAATAAAAATAATTTTAATTCTTCTTTTTCATTATCTAATCCATCTTTTTTTATTTTTTCAAAATCAACTTTTTTTATTCCTGCCATAGACAACTCCTTTTCGATTTTTCTTTTTTGCGTATTTAAAATAAATATTTCATTTTCTAAATTTCTTATGTTAATATTTATTAAATTGTTTTTATCATTATCTACTGATACATTTGTATATAGCTTTTTTTTTATTATTGGTATTATTAAATATGCAGCAATCAATACTATTTCTAGGAAAAATACTGTATATACTACATTAGGTGTGTGTCTAAACTCAATGTAAATATATCTTATTAAATCATGGAAAAAACAAGGTATTAAGAAAAATAGATAAAATAATTTTCCTACTACTTTATTTTTCTTAATTACTTTTTGAGCTTCCTTATTTGACTGTACTAAATAGTAAATTACACCCATTATTGCTATTGACATAAATGCCATTATTATTTGTGTTCCTCCTACTGTAAACAATATATTATTCGCAAATAAATACATTACTATTGATAATACTGTCAATGCTATTCCAGAACCTATTATATATTTTAAGTATCTTCCCGTTTCCTTAAACAACCAGCTCCTTTTATCACTTTGGTCTCCGTATTCAGGAAATTTATTTCCATACTTACTAAATGCATCTCTTCCTAATAGTCCTATTATTGCTGACATTAATATCATCATAACTATCGCCAAAATATATTTTAACCATACTATCTCATTTGTTAATGATATGTAAAAACCTAAAACCGCAAAACCAAATAATGATGTTGTTATTATTACTGATCTACTAGCCCATGTTTGAAACATTCCCCATTTATCTAAATCTGCTGCTTCTCTTAAACTAGTTAGATTTTTATTAAAAAATTTATTGATTATTGTTACAAAAATACCATCTAATGGAATTAAATAAAATATTGATATCAATAATTTTATTAACAAATTAAATATAAAAAATCTAGTATAAATTGATACTTTATCGTCCTTTTTAGATATTTTATATAAAGCTAAACTAAATATTATTATTAATGTTAATACTGAAAATACTGTAATTATTGTTGATATTGTTTTTAAAGTTACATCTTCCTTATCACAGCATTTTTCTTTATCTATTGTTGGACTACATTTCTCATCATTACATTGGAGATATGAACTATTCTTCTTATGTTTATATCCATAACCACAATCTAATTCTGAACATTTTCCTTTTTTTTCAATATCTGTCATTTATATTTTGCTTATATTAAATTATTATAAATTATTTGACGCCGTTTTTTCAGCATGACAATTATTACATAAAGCAGCTAAATTAGATACTTCATTACTTCCACCAAATTGTAAATCTATCTTATGATCTACCTGAAATGTATGACTTAATTGTTGATTACACATATCACATTTCCAACCCTGTTTCGCTGCTACATATTTCTTTTTTGTTTCGCTAACACACCTTTTTCCTGTTCCACCAGACCTTAGCATTCTTTTTGTTTGAGGCGTCATGCTTACATTTATCGTTTGTCCCATTTGACTTATTTTATTTTGAGCATTCGTAAAATCAAATAGTGGTGTCAACATATCACTTGTATTTGAATCCACTGGCATATACCTTATTAAATCTGTCGCATGTTTTACTAAATTTTTACTTTCACCTGGATTTTTATTTATAAATAAATAAATACTTAATCCCACAAATCCAAATGTTGCCATTTTATAATATTTTTTACCTCTCATTAAATATTCTGTAAATTTTCCATCATAATATGTATTTGCCATTAAAAATGCTGTTATTAAAAATATCCAAAAATTTATTTTCATATAAATAAACAAGCTAAAATATTTATTGATATTATTTAAAGAAATAATATTAATATGTAAATAATGAGTTGTTGCTCACTTGCCACTATTTCTAAACTCCATAAAATGGAAGATGATGTTATGAGAATGCCAGGATTATATACTTTTTGGTCTATGCTTTACATTTGTTGCGTTGCTTCTTTATCTTTTGATGATACTACCGGACCTTCTCGCGACTTTTTAATGATTCTTGCTGGGATTAGCACTATTTTCCCTGCATTTGCTGGTTTAAACCAAATTTACGGTAATAAATTACCATCCACTATGTTTTTAACTGTTGGACCTATTTATCAATATATTTTCTGGCAACTACTTGCTTACTACCGAGCTGATGTATATGGAACTCATCCCATTGGTGTTCTAAATGGGGTTTTTACTGGTTTTTCTGCTTTATTTACAGTTGATACTATTATTAAAACATGGACTTTAACCTGTAATACACAACTTTATCTTGATTATGTTGAATCTAAAAATTAAATATTTGATTTAAATTATTTAATAATAATTATAATCAAATTATGCCTTTTTGTAAATCATACCTAAACGCTTGTGCTTTCTACCCTTGTAAGTTTTGCCATTGTATTTAAATGATGCTAATCCTTTCTTCTTAGCATCTAACATAAGTTTGAAAAATGGATTAAGCTTTCTCTTGCGAGTCTTCTTCTTTCCCTTCTTCTTTCCCTTCATTGTTCCTTTACGCTTACGTTTTCCTCCCTCCTGTCCAGCAGCAGGGGGTGCTTCTTCGTTACCTTCTCCTCCTTTATGTCCCATGTTTTCTACTACTGGTTTAATTTCACCTGCATTTTGTGCTACGCCTCTTCCACCCTTTTGACGGCGGCGGCGGCGACTGCTGCGACTTCTTCTTCTTGTGCGTCTTGCCATTATACATTAACCCAATATATTATTTTTTGTAAAAATAAACTATACCTAAAATTAACAATAACGCGCCCCCAAATTGAATATATTTTTGTCTTGTTTTTATTATTTCTCTATTTCTAATTTCTTTCGGTTTATATTCATCATAATATTTCTCTAAACTATCATAAAAATCTTCTACTGGTTTTTCTAATTGTTCATTAATTTTATTAAATATAAAATGAACCCATTTCATAAATGACATTCTTGAACTTAAATATGGTGTCACCGGATATTTATCTAATAAATCTAAAAAATTTTTTCCCATTGGTTCTAAAGGAAAAAAAACTGGCAAATTTTGTATTAAATCATAATATTTTCTTTTTGATACATCATTTGGCTTACTTGGATATGTTATTGCTATTGTTTGTAATGTAAATTTTAATTTTGGCAACCATACATTGTGATTTAAACCCATTAATTGTAAATGATATAAAAAGATAACAAATTAAACATATAATATGGATAAAACTACTACATTCAATCAGTTTTGTAATAATTGTGGAAAAATTGGTCACACATATAATCAATGTTCTAAACCTATTACTAGTTTAGGAATTATCGCATTTAATAAAACTACCACTTCTCTTAAATATTTACTTATATGTAGAAAAGATAGTCTTGGTTATGTTGAATTTATTAGAGGTAAATATCCTATTTACAATAAAGATTACATTCAAAATATTATTAATGAGATGACTATTCAAGAAAAACATAATTTACTATCAAAAGATTTTAATGAACTCTGGCAAGATTTATGGGGTGATTTTTACGGTGTTCAATATAGAAATGAAGAAAAAAACTCTTTAGAAAAATTCAATCAAATTAAAGAAGGTATTCATTTATTTGATGACTCCTTTTTTAATCTAGAATCTCTTATTAAAAATAGCACTACTAACTGGATAGAACCCGAATGGGGATTTCCAAAAGGAAGAAGAAATTATCAAGAAAATGATTTACAATGCGCTATTAGAGAATTTTCTGAAGAAACTGGATTTCCTAAAAATAAAATATCAGTAATTAAAAATTTAATACCTTTTGATGAAATATTTACTGGTTCAAATTTTAAATCATATAAACATCGATATTTTTTAGCAAACTCCAAATATAAAGATGAAAGTAAATTTCAAAAAAGTGAAGTCAGCAAATTAAAATGGATGAATTTAGATGAAGCTATTAAATATATTAGACCATATAATTTAGAAAGAATTGACCTACTAAAAAATATTGATAAAGTTCTATCTAAATATAGTTTAATCTCATAATAATATATTAATATGATGAATTATGAATTTAATGGTGGAGCTAAAGAACTTAATATTGACGGATTAATTACTGATGTATGGGATAAAACTCAGTTTATAATTGGAGGTGAAAAAATTAAGATGAAAGACGGAGGAAGATCTATGTTATATCATACAACAAAAAAAACTGCTGATGGTTCCTATATAAAAGAAAATACTAAACATTCAATTAAAGATATAGAAAAATGGAATGAAGAAGATGTTAAAATATTTAACTATCTATACAAAAAATATAAAGGACTTGTTAAGTCAGCAAAAATAAAAAAAATTCCTAGAGAACAAATATTAAAAGAAATAAATAATATTTCGGAACCTGAAAAAGAACCAGAACCTGAACCTGAACCTGAACCTGAACCTGAAAAAGAACCAGAACCTGAAAAAGAACCAGAACCTGAAAAAGAACATGAACCTGAACCAGAACCAGAACCAGAACCAGAACCAGAACCAGAACCAGAACCAGAACCAGAACCAGAACCAGAACCAGAACCAGAACCAGAACCAGAACCA